TATAATTTTACAATAAAAGGTTGGTTTTTATATAAAGATGATTTACCACCTGAAAAACTATCTAATTTTGGGTATCAGGACAGACCTGCTGCATATAAAATTGAAATAAATGAACTAACACCATTGGAGGAAGATGTCAGACAAGATAAATTTTAAATTATTTAAACCTTTTGGTTCTACCTTAGCAAAAGCAACACTGCCTTTAGAACTATTAAAAGATTTTAAAGAGGATCTAAAAAAGATTAGAGAAGATAAACAAAAACAAAAAGACCATGATTGGAGTCAAAGATTAGTTGGTGCAGTAAAAGAA